AGGATTGCGGTGTTTGGTCGGCGTCCCATAACGTCATTCAATGTTTTTGCACAAAACTCGAATAATTACCGAATGTCTTTGCCATCGCGACAGATTGCAAAAGTTTAAAAGATTCCTTAGGCACTTACGCAAGCTGGCCTACCTAGGCCGCCCCCCTTAGGTCATTGTACGCCTTCACGATCGGCTCGGCTTCGGCAAGGAACTGTTCTCTCAGCGTCTTATCTTGGGCGATGAACTTTGCACCACGCGACGCAAGCCACTGCCTTGCTTTCATTATAGGAAATAGGAAGTGCTTGGGTTCGGTTGGCTCGCTCATTGTGATAGGGTCGGGCAATATGCCGATGCGTAGATAAGTCTGACGCATAAGGCTGGGATCTGCATCGCCACTGGTCAATCGCTTCTGAGTGGCTGCGACTTTCTCATATCGTTTGCCAACCTCTTCAGTAATCCCTGCTTCCTCACATATAGCCTGCACGTCTTTGCCTTCAGTGCGTGCAACGGCAATGATCTCGCCAGCATCTGATGCCAGTGAGATTGTCCTGCCTACCAGCTCAATCGCCTTGTCCCGCGTTTCGTTTAGTTTGTTTATTACGGATAGTAGCTTCATTTCTTAATACCTTTCTTTAGTGCGGCCATGTTGAATTTAGGTGCTTCACGCCGCCGCTTTGCGTGAACACGGTATGCCCGTTTGCGGTAGGATTCGCGTGCCTTCTCGCTCTTCTGCGATCGTGCTCGTATACCCAACCGATCATAGACTTCTGTGACTTTCTTGCTGATCGCCTGCTTAGTGATGCCGTACCGTTTAGCCACGGCCGTCATAGATTCAGGGGATCGATTCAGCGATATGTTCAGCACCGCATGCCCCAGCGTATCCGTCCGATTAGCCATAGCCGGGTGATCGGCAGACTTATCCATTAAATGTTCTATCACTTTTGTGATAGTCGCAACCGATGACGTGGTTACGGTGATCTTGAGCGCATCGCATGACTCAAAGACCAGATCCTGCAAACTATCCATCATCAACGCTGGGTGCGGTATGTTGGCCGGAATACGTTCGATTGCTTCCTGATCTATCATACGCAACCCTCAAGATCCAAATCGCCCTCAACCCTCACCCTCAAGATCCCCCTTAAGAGGGGGGATCTTGAAGGTGGTGGTATTAAGTTAATTTGAGTGGCACTCAAGTTAATTTGAGGGTTAGAAAGGCTGATCATTTGAACCCCCTTTGATTTGATACTTTCCGTCAACTTCACATATAAAGTCATCAGCCTTACCGTCAGATACATAGCGCTCGGCAGTTTGGGTTGATTTTCCAGTATGATCCTTAACCCACCTAACTAGATCAGCCCATGAACACGGCATAATTCCGCACCTCCGCCAATCAACAGTAGGAGCCTTTGGCCCCGGCTTCTTCTTTTCGGGTGCTTCTGACTCAAGCCACGCCAGGCCCTTGTCGGCGTGCTTAAGGTGGACTAGCGGCTGCGTCTTGCTTGCAATTAAATCGCTCGCAGTAAGGCCAGAACGTAGCCCAGACCGCTTTCCGCGCTTGGTCACCTCTAGTTTGTAGGTGTACGTGCCTTGCTCATTCTGGCCACAAGGCGACAGCATTAAAACGGCTCTCGCCCAATTAGTCAGCTCCGATGAGCCAAACCCGCTGTACGCCTTGTCGTGCCCTTGATAACCACTGCCGTCACGTGTTGGCTTCGGCGTGTGGTGCATAAGCATCCATGCAAACCCAGCCGACAACGCCAGCGGGTTCAGCATGTTGCGTAGAAAGCCACCGGCCGTCTCCTGGCTGGATAAGTCGCCACCGATAAACGCCAGCAACGGATCTACCCACGCAAGATGCGGCTTATGCTTTTCTACAAGGCGACGCATCCGATCGACAAACCGCTCCCCTGTCGACGTACAGTCACGAACGATCACAATGTTTTCCTTAACTTGTTGCAGCTCGTCTTGAGTGAGGTTCAACGCCTTCAGGATGCCCTGCAACGCCTCTGCCACGTCGCCTTCATCGTTCTCGGCCTGCACGATCAGCGACTTCAACGGCTTGCCGTGTGGCGATATGCCAAAGAGATCACGGCCACAAGCCCAGGTGATAGCTGCCTGTAAGCACAGCACGCTCTTACCAAGCCCGCTACTTCCAACCCACAAGGCGGATCCGCCACGGCAAATCCAGCGCTTGCCTAGCAGTTGCGTCGGATCTGCGTCCTCTTTGAAATTTACCAAATCCTCCCACTTGTACGGCTCTGGGATATCACCGTAGATCGTGCGCTCTTGCCATTCGATGTAGGTCAGCGTCGGAGCGCCACACTCGACCAACTCTTGCTGCTGGCCAGTGGCCGTACGCATAGCACCCGGCAACCTAGACAACCGCCCGGCGTCTTTGTTGGCAGGATCCAGCTTTGTGTGCTCTAGGTGCTTGTAAATAAACGCCACACGTTCGGCAAACTCCTTTGCGTTGGCCGCCCGCACATCGACAAAAGCATGCAGGCTTCGTGAACCGCTTTTAATGATAGCTGATGTAGGCAGGCCGCTGCGTTTGATGATCGCCCACTGTTCCTGCAGCGTGCTTTCGTCAAACTCGATTAAACAGTGCCGATATTTTGTGACGTGCTCTGCAGCTCGTCCGTTCCCATTATTAGCGTTAATCGACACATACACTCCGACGGCGGATCCTTGCCATTCTTTCAAACCATCGCCCTTGAAAATTTCCAGCCACTCCTCCCGGCTTCTCGTTTCACCGCTACCATCCGGCCGCTCACGGTCGCCGTCCTTAACCGATCGGCAAATGTTGATCTGATCGCCTACGTCAAAACAGGTAGTCAGAAACTTATCTACTGGCCCACTCTCCACGCTGATGGGCATCGGTGGCACTGGCAGATCCTCTCTAACGATCGCCCCGTTATGATAGCCATACTTGGCTTTTGGCCTCCACGCTTCCCTGGCTGGCTTCGTGTAGGCTGATTTGACGGCCGCCACTGCCTCCTTCTGCGTTAGGCCAAACTTTGCTCCCCAAATCTCGGCCTCAGTCTCAGCGTCAAACTGCGACAAGCCTTGGTCACGGAATTGCAGCGCCATTTTAAATAGCTCCGTGTTCCTATGCCCTTCCGGCGCCCCGTTGTGGTAAATCGCTTCCGTAGCTGGCGGGAGTGCGATCATTTTTTTGAAAACCTTTCCAACGCCTTTGCAATTACGTACTGAATCACTGCCTCTTCATCTTTCTTTAGCTGCTTCAGCCCAAATGCGTGCAACGCCTTCGCTGTTTTGGCGTCATAGCTTACGTCGACTAAAACTTGCTTCGGCGCAAGTCGTAATTTTCCAAAAGTAATTTTGCCTAAATCCTTCATTTGCCTTTAGCCTCCATCGCCTTCGCCTTATGCTCCTCGGCTCGCTTGAGCATTTCCTTGCAGATCGTGATCGCCAGATCCAGCCGTGTACGCACGGCCTGATACTGCTCTTTGAGCAGATTCTTTTTCGCACGCTCAAGTATTTCGAGGTGCCAGGTTAGACGTTTAACGCTCACCACTGCCCCATTCCCCACCGCATCCGATTGTTACGGGCGATGATCACTTGTTCTGCGTACTGCTCCGGCGTGTAGGTGCCGATGATCCTGGCAGAGAACATGGCCAGAAGATCGGCTAGGCTCACAGCACCGCCTTCGGTAGCGGCCCCGCCAGTTTGTATTGATACTTGCTGGCGTCGTATTCCAGCGGATAGCCAAAAAAGTCGCGCAGCAGATCAATGTCCCGCTGGATAGTTTTGTAACTACATTCGAGCTCAACGCCCAACCGTGCACAGCTAGGCAGCGTCAGATCCCGGCGCAACTTGCCAGCGATCACGCCCAGGCGGCGGAATGTCGGCCGTGTATCGCCCAAGCCCATCGCACGCTGGCTTTTTGATGCGAACGTGGCGGCCTTTGTGCTCACTTGCTAATCTCCACCATCGCCACTTTCGGCAGGCGCATCGCGTTGAACTGTTTTTCGCTGGCAGCAAACACGTCGATCACCGGCAACTTTCCACCGCTCGCCTTCTTGCTCTTAACGGCCGTGCCGGTATCCACAGCCACCCATTCACGCTTGGCACCGATGACGCGAATCCGTGACCACAGCGGAATGATGTCTGGATCCACGGCGCAGTGACGGCCTGCACGCAACTTGGTGCCAGTGCTCGACTGATATCGGCTCGACCACTCATCCTCACCCGGCCAATAGCCAGTGATACGCACCTTAATTTTCTTAACGTCGATCTTTTTGGCGTCCGGCCTCATATCAATCATCACGTTGGACGCCTGGGTGGCTGGGAACCCAAAGAACGCAAGAAACGTCAGCACTACGTTGCAAAGCGCTCTCATAGTCCCGCCCTTATGCGATCAATCAGATCGTTCTCGCGCCCTTCCGCAGCAACCAGCGCAGCCTTCGCCTCCGCCAGCTCACGGGCCAACGAGCGCACGCGGTTCAGTAACTGCTCGTGCGTGGATTGTTCAGGCAGTACCTCAATCACAGCGCACCTCCCGCGGGTCGTACTTCTTCAGCCAGCGCCAAACCTTGCAGATGGATGTGAACGCCTCAAACGCCTGGGCAACTTGCTCGGCAGTGTACTTGATGTCCTGTAGTTGGCCGGTGACTGGATCGATCAGAATGTTTCGGCACGTCATACCTTCGTCCGTAAATGCGTACGCGTAGGCGGACAGTTGGAGCAGATCGGTTTCATACCCGGTGGCTTTTGAGACGCCTTTTGCATCCGTCTTAAATTTGCGTGTCTTAAAATCCACCACCTCGATCTCGCCGTGAATGTCGCAAATCAAATCCACTCGCCCTGCGTAGCCTTCGGCCTCATTCACCAAAACGGCCTCATTAACGTGTACTTTTGAGACACAACATTCCCGCCACTCTTTCAGCCCCGCATAGTGTTCCTCATAGCCTTTGACCAAGTCGCCCGGATCCTCGCGATTGATGATGATTTCAGCCAGGGAATGAATGTGCGTCCCTCGGGCAGCAGCGGCCTCCACCTCCTTGCGGCTGTCCAACACCACACGCTTGGCAAAGTCATTGTCGGCCTCGCCTTCGTTCCGTGGTAGCGACAAGGCAGACAAGATCGCCTGCTCCTCTTTCCAATTTATCAGCCCTTGTTTGCTGGGCCCAGCAGCTCCGAGAATTGTGGTCACAGATGGGAACGCACCGACCTTGCGGGCGGATCGCAGATCACCGTGGCACGAATCCCCGCTTCGCAGATAATAGTGCGACGATTCCGCCTTTGCGGTTGCGATGATCGGGGCCATCAGTTCCACCTTCCGATCGCCGGCATGAGTTGAATCGCCAAAGCCACAGCGCACAGCGGAAACATGATTTGAACGACAACAGACAGGATTTCCATGGGGTGTCTTTCTGGCCGGAGTGGGAATTGCCCACCCCGGCCAAGTGATTAGAACGGGACGGGGTTTCCGTCGTGATCCAGTTCAGTTGCGGTTGTAGTTGTGGCTCCGTTGCGGTTGATTTTCCGAACGAACGCCTTGTCGACCGTCACCTTTTTCGCACCGGCAGGCAGTACCGCCTGCACGTTGGCGTAAGTCGAACCATCACGCTCGACGTGAGTGACGAGGATCTGGCACGGCTTACCGATCAGCGTTTCCAGATCCAGATTCTGCGGTGGCGCTTTCTTGGCATAGGATTTCAAATCCTTAAACAGAGCTGCCTTTTCATGCAGGCTCAGTCCGTAACGCCGGCCGATAGTGAACGGCCGTCCGTCCTCCATCTTGTCGGCCAACTGCCACACCAGGCGAATCTGGTGCTTCTTTCCGTACATGGTTTCGACGACGCCAAGATCCTCCACGTCGCAGAAAACTGCGTCATGGGAACCTTCGGGAGCTGGCGTGTAGGTGCCCCCTCTGCTTGCTACTATTGGCATTTGCTATTCCTTTCTTGGTTTTGGTTTCTTGGTTTTGCTTGGACTATTCGTCGTCGCAAAAATCGTTATTGGTGTGCGTTGGTTTAAGGTCTTGGAACTCGCGGTCGGCCATGTGCCAGGCGATCTCATGCTTTCTGGCCAGTTGTTTTGCCTGATCAATCTCCCCGCGGTTCAGCGCCTTCACAACCCGCTCGGCGGAATTGCGACAAGCCATCACTTCGATGTTTTCAATCAGACGAAACTTGGTCAGGTCGGTCATGGTCAGCCCCGGCGGTTGTTGCCGTAGTAATCGGCGAAACGGTGAAAGTCGTAATCCGAGTCACGTTCCTCGCGCTCGTAAGCCTCGGTTTCGTAGTCCGGTTTGTCGTTGTTAATTGGCGTTTCGTTGGTTGGTTCGCTCATTTGGTTTTCTCCTTCATCGAAAGGCGGAATGACTTGGCGGTCATCGCAACTGCTTCGACCGTCAGGCACTTGGTTGTGAAACGCCAGATGCGCCAGCCTAGGTCGGCTGCTGCTCGGTACTTCTCGCAATCCTTGACCATCCCCATCCCACGTCCGTGACGGCCACCGAACGGCAGGAACGCACCGCCATCCAGCTCGATTGCACAGCGGGCGGATTTGCAGGCAAAGTCGAAACGCCATTTGCGTGTGGGGTGGAACGTGTGCTCGGCGACCAGCTCCGGGCCATTGGCAACTTTCCATAGAACGAGGAACTTGCTGGCCAGTGCGCTCATTTTGCCTGCCCCTGCTTGGCCATAAGTGCGGCCACAACTTCGTTCAATCGCGCCACGTCACTCTCAAGGCGTTTCATGCGACACTGCAAATCGATCATCGCTGTCGCTGTCGACCACTCAGCCATGCCGACAGACTTGGACGGATTGAGATGCTGGATCACGCCTTCAGCCTCTAAATCACGCACGCTCACAGAAACTCCTTGCGAATGAAGTCCCACACCCACAGGAAAACGCACATGGCCAGCGCTAGGCCGTTAATTGCAAAACCAATGTAAAAAACCCAGCCAAGTATAAGCAGAGAGAGCTGTCCCAAATCTCTCATCACTTCCCAAGAAATCATCGCTGGGCGCTCCACATCCGTGCGACGGACGGGTTAGGGTGATAAGCGGGCTCAGGTTCGTACCCGCCGCGAATTAAAAGCGAATGTTGTTGGTAGTGCTTCTTTTGAGGTTGATTAGTTACCGCCGTGTTACTATTTCGGCGTAAGTCAGTATAGTGATAAGTGTTGGCAGTGGAGGGATTTGAACCCCCGATTCTATTTCCCTCTACGTTTTGATTGATTATGGTTGGAAGTGTCATTGTGATATCTTGCGTTAAACAGAGGAAATGTTACCCTTAATACCTTGGCTTATTCTTACATTAAAAGGGGAAGTCCTTGGTTTTTTATTCGTTCTAAAGATCCAATGGGTAAGTGGCGCAGTAAAGCCACCCGCTACCGAATCGACAACACGCTTCACCGCGCCAAGGCAACGGCCGAGGCGGCTCGAATCGGTGTGAACGAAAAGCGCAGAGATTGCGGCCACGAGTGGGTCGATGATTTGATCGAAAATCATCCCGTTTCCGCTCTGACAAAAATTTATTACAGGAATTGCTGGCGTCATCTGGCGAGATTTATTAGTGAGAAAAAAATAACCCTGCAAGCGTTTTCTCCATCCGATTGTGAAATTTATTTGAAATGGCGCCAAAGCCTTACCCGCACGTCGGGCCGTAAGGCTGGACGCAACCAAGCGTGTGCGGATTTGAAGCTGCTCAAGTGGATTCACCGCCAAGGCCGACTGCTTGGGAAAATGGACTCCGTCGCCCTTCTGGATTACCGAATTAAAAGAAGCCCGATCGCACGCATCAAACCTGTTTTTTCGGATAATGAGATTAAAATCACCCGGAAGGCTTTGGCCGTGGAAGGCATGCCCGAATGGATGCGAGTCAGCTTTGAGATCGCCCTGGCCACTGGCTGCCGACTCCGCGAGACCCAGATCCCGCTCGACTGCGTGGATCTCAAGAACCGAATCCTTACTTTCCCCACACCCAAAGGCGGATCCGGCAAATCGTTTAGCATCCCCATCCCGGCCGCCATCGAACCCATGCTGGCCAGAATGAAGGCCGAGGGCCGCAAGATCACTTGCGAAGTCCCCCGCACGCGAGCCTCGCTTTGCTGGCGTCGCTTGCTGGATATATGCGGTCTTAAACGTCACTGCTTCCACTCCCTTCGGGTAACTCGTGTGACTCGATTGCGGCTTTCAGGCTGTTCTCAATCTGTCGCCATGCGACTCGTGAACCACTCTTCGACGTTAGTGCATGAACTTTACCAGCGGCACTGCGTAGACGATCTCCGCGATGCAGTGAACTTAGGCCAGTCTGCATCAGCCTCCACCGATCAAAATCAGACGGAATTACCTTTCCCGCGATCAGTGGGAATCCAGGCAACGCCTGCATTTGCTTGATACGGACATAACCGAACCCGTAAGCAGCGCCTAGCTGGCGAAGTGAAAGAGCTTGGTTCTTCTGACGAAGTTTCATGGCAGTATCGTTGAGGCGCCCCAAGCTCATGGCGTATCTAGCTTGGCTCTCCCGATGCTCTTGCGAGCAGTTGGGTGACGAGCTGGGAAAGTGAAATCCGACGGGCAGCGGCCAGTTTCTGTGCTGCCTTTTTCAAGGCAACAGGCAGGACTAGATTTGTCTTTTCTGCTTTGTTACCATTGAGACATCGGCGAGGCATACGCCTTGACTACGCATAGTCTGCGTATTGTCCACAACTTTCTTTTAGGTTGTTAAAGTTTCTTTCAATCTTGCGGGGCGTATAAATTACGCATACAATGTTCCCCTATGAAAAAGGTGAAAACAAACCTTACGATCGACCCAAAGGTAAAACGCAACGGCGAGCGGCTGGCCAAGAAAGGCGGATTAAGTCTTTCCGCCTTTATCACGACTTTGCTCGTCAAAGAGCTGGCCAACGAAAAGAAACGCTAGGATTTGATCAGTTTGTAGTACGGCACTTTGCGGCAGTATTGGCCACGCGGGCCGCGGGCGCCGACAGTCTTGGATACTTTAGCCACTGCAAACGTGCGTCGTTCAGCCTTTTTCAACTTTACTAATTCAGTCAGCACGCGATTGGCATGGCTTTTGGAAAAGTTCCACATTTTTGCCACTTGCAACGCCGACATCCACCCTGGCGGCACTTCCTCAACACGACGTGTTTTCATGTGCTCATTGAGCACCTCCGCCCAGTCTTTTTCTAAACTGGCAGCCGCCATACTCCTCCAACTGGGCTGACCACGTTGACCGTGCATCCGTCACCGCCATCCAGATATTCGCCATAAGCAATCCCGTGCGACCAGCGAGTCACAGACCGCATCCGTCTGGCATATCCCATAGAGGCTATGTCGGCCAAGCAGCCGATCGACCATCCCACAGGCGCACCGATGCAACGGCCGGGCGATCGATCAACCCGATGCAGATGCCCCATCACCATAGGCCGGCGGAGCATTTCTACGTGATCACGCACTGCTGATTCTGAAAACATAAAACCATGCCCAAACGCCGTCCCGCCTAGGTCATGCCAGCCTGTCTCGATGTCGTATGGGATAAACTTTGCCCGCAGATCTTTCGCTAGGTTGTGGATCTCCGACAGCGCAGACGTGCAACAGTGCGCCACAATGGCCGATGGCGAGCGTTGTAGGGCGGTAAGGCGGTGCTCATGGTTTCCCTCAAAGATGAACTGTGGAGCCAATTCTCGAACGAAATTAAGGCCAGCATCAAAGTCCTCTCTGATGCTGTTCCCACGTTCCGGGCTGTCAGGATCCCGGCGGGCGTTGCCCATAAGGCACGACAGATCCACGAAGTCGCCAAGGTGCAGAGTCGTATCCCCTGGGCGGATCCACCTCCGCTTCATTTCCAGCGCAGCTTTGCAGGCTTCAGCGTTTGCCAGGTGCCCGTGGCTGCATGATACGGCCAGCCACCTTTTCCATTTGCGGATTACTTTCACTGCTTGTCCTCTGCAGACGGAAATCCTTCCAAAACGGCGAGGATCTGACGGCAGCTCTCCCGCGATTGAGCGGCCGCAACCGTCTCGTCAGACGCACCACGCAAAGCAAGGTCGCCGATGACGGATAGCTGCATCTTCAAAGTGTGGACGTAGGTGCACAGATCCAAAATCTCGTCCCACGCATCTTTCCACACTGGCCGCCGCCACAGCGCACCGCCGTGTTCATCTTGACCTTTGCGATATTTGGCCGACACATCCCGCACCAAGTCGGCAAGGATCCCTTGCAAATGCTTCTCATGCTCTGGACTCATCATCTGGAACTCCACGGCCTGCCGCTGACTAGGTTTTTCTTCTTCACCGCAAATCCTTTGACGACTAGAGGTTCGGTTTTTTGTTCCACACCATCGCGGGGAATGTCACGCCAGCTCTTGTATTCGCTAGCCTGAAGATGGCCAGTCTCCCAAGAGATTGGATCTAGGCCAAAGGTTAGCCCCACGTGCTCGCCAAGGCGGAAAGCGGTTTCGTCGTCCCAATCGGATGCGTATAGATCCGCATTTTTTGGAGCTGGTTTAATCGGCACCCAATCAAACGCCAGCCCGTAATTGTGATACGATTGCCCCGATTTGGCCTTGGTCACGATCCGGCCGCCACTCGTCCTGCCTTTAGCAAACAGCGCAGCCTGCTCCTCCATGGTTCGCCTTCCACAGTAGATCAGCGGGGTGATCCTGCTGGCCACCATTTCATTTAGCCATCCTCTCACCCGCTTTTGAAAGCTGGCGTCTAGCGTATCGATGGCCCGCAAGGTGCGAGCGCTTGCCTCACTGAGGCTGGTCACTGATTCCTCGCTCGCTCTCTTTCAGTTTCCGCCAGGCTGTCAGATAACGCCTTGAGCGCCTGTGCATAGAGATCTCTGTAAGCCTGCGGGCATGGTTTGTTTGCTCGTTCCGCTTTGTCCCAAGCATAGATGAAATAGCTGATGCTGTCCTGCGACGGCGGCGGGCCGTCCTGCGTTTGCGTCGTGGCACAGCTGCACAGCGCCAGAGCGCTAATCAGTAGGAGGGCGATGCGTCCACCAGGCATTGATGTCCCTTTGTCTTTTGCGGCGTTCTAGTTCGATTGCCTCAAAGTTGCGTTGGAGTGGCGATTTGCGTTTCAGGATCCAGAGGACAATTCCAAACAACCCGCCTAGCGCCGTCAGGATGCCGGCGATCATGGGCGTTTATTTGCGAGAAAACTTTGACAAGAAATCGACGATCTTTTGGAGCGTCCGTTCAGGTTCTTCACCTGGGATGAACGCAGCCACGGCTGCAACGGCTGCCAGTAGTGCGGTAAGTGCGCCAAGGGCGCCAAGCCAGTCAATTTTAAGTAGTTGGGGGATGAGTTGTTCCATGCCCCTAGCGGGGTGTCAAAGGCTGAATCGACGCTTAATCAATTCCCAGGCAGTGCTGACTACTGCCCCGGATACCAGTGCCAGCAGCCACAGTTTCGTTTTAATCGTGTGCGCTTCGCGCTCCATGTTAGTGAGGCGGCCGTGATACTCGCCCAGGCTGGCCTGCGACCTTTCTAATAAATCCAGAATTACCGACTGGCGAGTTTCGATCCGGGCCACAGAGATTCTTACCTCTGACAAACGCTCTGAAAGTTCAGCAACTTGGTCGGTGCTCATAAAACTGCGTTCTCGCTTCCTGGGGCAATCCGAACCATCTCCTCGCCCTTTTCGTTGTAGAACATTTCGATGTATCCCTCGGCCTCAAGCCAGCGCAGGCTGGCAGTAAATTCACGCCAGCCGGGCGTGTTGCGATCGTCGGGCGCAGTCATTCATTTCACCTGGCCTGCGTCGGTGGCAGCTCCCATGTCCGAATAACGAGGAAGCTGCGTATCGATTTCCGTGTGCCTTGGAGAGCAAGAGGAGAACAATAAGGCGATGAGGAGGAGGGGCATTTTAGTAGATTGCGTATTTAGCATTTAGATACGCCTCTACTTGCTGACGTTCTTGGGTTGTAATCGCTCTATTGTATATCACCAATTCAGCAAGATTAAATTTAGCTGGAAGATATACAGATCCATCGCCAAGTTGCCCGCCAATTCCCCATACTCCATCAGACGCATTAGTTGTAGAATAAGATGATGGGTCTAGCGAACCAACTAAAGTTCCGTTCTTATGGAAATTTACCATTGTTCCAGTGTTTGAAACAGCTACAACTGCTGTTTCTGTTCCGATAATTTCACTGCTTTGTGATTCTGTTTCACCAGTGAAATTGCTTCCAACCATAGCCGAATAGTTTGGAGATGTATTTCCATAAGATCCAAATGTAAAACCAATTTCAAATGATCCAGATGCACCGCTTGGGAGAAGCCACCGCTGGGCTGAACCATCTACTACAACTTCTGAGTCAACTGCTTTGGCTACTGCAATAATTGAAATTGGAGTGTTATAACTTACTGCCAAGAAACTTGGTGTAACTAATAGGCTGGTGTCTGAATCTAAAAATCTTATTGTAGGCAATCCATTTACAGAGCTGGAAACAAATAAAGGCTCGTATCCAACATCAAAAGGAGTTGCATTATTTCCATTCCCACTCTGATCTGCCCAAGCTATTACATTTGATGCGGAAAGAGTAACACCAGCATCGGCCTTGAGCCAGAGAGATAGGCCTGACAATGGGATTGAAGAGCCGCCTCCGCCTGCACCTGTTATCGATAGGGAACGAAGCCTCAGGCCAAGGCCAAGGTTCATTGTTTAGTATCCCCGCGTGTAAGCGATTGCCCTACCAGTGGCGAGCTGAAAGGCGGTGACGGCCGCAAATAGAACAAAGCCAGCCGGGAATGTGATTCCAGTCAACGCAGAGCCAGCAAGAGCGGTTTGACTAACGGACGTAAAGGATGAGTCAGAAATAAACTGGATGGCCTGAAAGTTGCCTGTGACGGCTGCAGTAGTGGTTGCAACTCTGCCGCCATATTCGCCAACGGTAAGGGATGTGTCTTGATTAATTTGAAGATCGTATGCCATATAACTCTCAAACCCGTGTCAAAGGCTAGTAGCCGATGACGGTAATTCGGAAAGTCGCGGCAGATTGAGTTTTGCTTGAACCAGTTGCGTTGACTGCATCCACGTGAACTTGATCGGCGGCGACTACATGGCCGAAAAATGTTAATCCCTCCGAAATTGCGTTCGGAAGTCCAAGCAATACCAAATCATTTAGATTCACCCCAGTCATAGCAACCGTGATAGATGTGCTGGAATTAGCTCCAACCGAGCCAAAGTTTAATGACGTTGTTACGTTAATGGTTTCTGTGGATTGCGGGAGTACGCCGTAGGTAGTGCCAGATGCGAGTAAGCCTAGATTGATTAACCCAGAGACGACGTTGATATTGGCTGGCTGGGCGGTGACCGTTGCCCCATAAAATCCCATCATCCCAGAAAGAGCAAGACCAGCACCGTAGCTAATTACGGTTGAGCCAGCACTATTAATTAAGTTGCGAGTGCCATAATTAAAGGCTGTGATAGAAGTGGAATCGACCAAAGCGCGGCCTGCTGCATTTACATTACTAACCGAATCCTCAACAAACAAAGCGTCAGCCTCGGCTTTTGTATAGAATGTGGCTTGATCGCCAGGCACTACCGCCCCTGCCGTAATAAGGTCTTTGCGGATTGTTACATTCCCTTGATAAATAGTTTTTGGCGTTCCGTTTTGCGTGATTTCAATTTCAATCGTGGGCGTGATTGTGTCCTCGCCAGATACGGCAAACGCATCCTCAACGCCAGAAGTGTTGATTGTAAGGGTGGTTTGTTTTAGTGGCAAAAAGTTAATGCCAGAAGCGTCTAGCTGAAGTGCCGTTGTAATGTTGGTTTGCGCCAAGCGACCTGTGAATTGAATTGTGTAACCGCCCTTGCCGTTATCTTGAACAGATATGTTACTGGTAATCGTATTGATGCCTGACGATATGGCGGCCTGTACCGTAACAGCCGACGCAAACGGAGCGATGCCAGTAGTGGAAGTTCCACCCCAATTCAATGAATACAAGCCTCCTACAATCTCTTGCCCAAACGAAAGATCGTAAGTTTCGTTTTGACCCGTGCCCCCGTCTGATATTTTCGATAAAACAATCTGCCCAGCCGTAGATGTGTTAATGAATGTATCAGCATAGACAATCGGATCACGAACTAGCTTCACAACTTGCTGTGCGTTTATGCCGGTAGCGGGGTTACGGCGAGTATTGACGATTACTGAACTAGCTGGGAATAGCGTAAAAGAATCCGACCCGAAAGACATCGCCGTGTTTGGCTGAGTGGCAGTGAGAAGGTATGAGCCGTAAGTAGAAGAGCCATACAAAGAGACGGTGGAGACATTGTTTGAGATAGCGTTATAAACTGAAATTGCCGTGGCGTTGTACGCGATAGAGCCGGATGTAGTGCCGTTGCAAGTCAGCTTAAACGCACCGTCAGTAGGCAACTCTTCAATGTTCCCAATGCCAACCTTTAGACTCGCCCCGCTAGTATCAATATCCGTCAATGCCCCAGACGCACTTTTCTCTAGTAGGCGTAGCCGCAAGGTATAGGAATCGTTACGAGTAAGCGTAGGCAAAGCCCCGCCAGCCACGCTTCCGCCATCGAGCAAAGCCCCTGTGGATGTGTCGATGTATAGGTCTAGCGTAGAGGCCATTTAGGATGAGTAAGTGTCAATTACTAGCCGATGCCGTAGGCTACTGTGGATGAACTGCCGGGCACAAATATATCGGTAAAGGTTGAGCCGTTGTAAAGGAAGCCACGGTTGGTTGCGCCGGTACTTACACCTCCAACAATGTTTGAACCATTAATTCCATAAGCAATTGTACCAATACTGCTAGGAACAAATATATCCGTAAAGGTTGAGCCGTTGTAAAGGAAGCCACGGTTGGTGGCCACCCCTCCAACAATGTTTGAACCATTAATTCCATAAGCAGTTGTACCAATACTGCTAGGATTAAATATATCCGTAAATGTTGAGCCATTGTAAAGGAAACCCCGAGCCACCCCGCCAATTCTTGCCGCACCAACAATGTTTGAACCATTAATTCCATAAGCAATTGTGCTGGTGCTACTGGGCACAGAAAATATAGTATATGTTGAACCGTCGTAAAGAAAGCCACACCGAACTCCGTCGATACTTGTAGCTCCAACAATGTTTGAACCATCTATGCCGTAAGCCTGAGTAGAAGTACTGCCGGGCACGGATAATGTAGTATATGTTGAACCGTTGTAAAAAAAGCCTTTAGACCCGCCTATGTTTGCTGCTCCAACAATGTTTGGGCCATCTATGCCGTTCGGATCGGTCGTAGTGCTACCGGGGACGAATATATCTGCATACGTTAAGCCGTCATAAACAAATCCCCGGCGTGTTGTGGGAAGCTCTGCGGAGCCAACAATTCTGTACGATTGAGTAATTGGCTGTGGCGTGCCAGCTCCACCCGTTCCCGTCCCGGCTCCACCCGTTCCAGTTCCAGCTCCACCGCTACCCGTGCCCGCACTTCCAGATTCAACTGGATTGCCAGCCCCGCCAGCAAGTGCTGTTAGATATGATACGCCTAGCCCGTTGCCCGCTTGCTCGACAAACATATTAGAGCCAGCGACCATCTTATATCTAGAAAGTAAATCTGCCCCATACTCGGTGCGTTGGATTATGTGATTGATTAGGTTTGTGTCGAGGATCTTGCCGTCACGAATAGGACGGATGGGCGGGACGATTCGCATTACTGCACGGCGTTAATCACAGCCCCCGTATTAAGATAAGAAATTTTTACATTGTTCCCCGCTACTGGCTTCTGTGCGTTGGCCGTTTCGACCAGATCCTCAATTCGATTAATAATCTCGTTCATATATTCGACGCTGATTCCAATCCCGTCGGCGGTGGCCTGAATAGGGCGAAGCGGTTTAGTTTTCATTAGAAAACGAAGTTCTGATCTGAATAAGCCTCTATCTTTTTAACATTGGGAATGCCGTCGCCGGTATAGAAGGCATCTGTCCCACGGAAGTATTCTGTGAACTGCTCCTCGATCTGATTGAATAATCCACGTCGAGTAAATGAAATTGAGCTTTGGACATACCCAGCATAAATCCATTCAATCGTCACAGGATAAGGCACAATCGATCCGACGGTTATATTGCCATATCTGCCAGCCCTTGCGTTCGCTTCCGATATAGCGGCCCCTTGTGCTGTCGCAATCTCGCCCCGTGTTTTATTCCTTCGGTATTCTCGTTGTCTTGGGTTAGGAGGCATTATCGTCCCATTGATTGAAGCGGGCATTAGGCGTTTTGTGGGTATGATGATTTGGCTGTTGGTAAAGTCTAACGCCAACACCCCACCTTTAAGTAATTCAAAGTAGCTATCGGTTGTTATATACTTGGCCACAATCGAGGCATCTGCCCCAAACACCCCAGCCCCCGCTTGCCCAACGGCAGTCACATAAGCGGCCGGCAATCCGCTTGCGGTAGTCATCCCTACATAGTTCACTACTAAAGAAGATAGGTCGCCGTCTAAAGGCTCTACCCTTGTCGTCTCCACCGCCATCCGTGTGTATTTTGGCGTGTAGGAAGAGTCGACAAAGACGCTGTGGAGCGTGTTGCGGTCTGGCTCAAGCGTCGCCACGTCAGCAGTGCGAATGGTGTAGGTTTCTGAAAGAAGCGTAAGGCCGTCGATCTCGGTGGTCATATTGGTTTTTCGCAAAACCTTCTGACCGCTAGCTGGCTTGCCAACTAAGACTGCGCTCACGATGCCGACCTCAAGATCGGAACGCCCAGGCGTTTGTCTAATAGATCCTGCATCTGAAATAATCCGCCCTTAATTGCCCGGACTTCGTTGTAAATGTTGTTAAATACTTCAATCGACATAGAGGAAGGCATGCTGATCGTTTTAGATGCGGTCTTATCAGACAGGCTGGCAGCAATATCTTCTTCAGCTTCTGAGGCATTCGCTAGGTTTAGCGCTTTCTTTGTTTGTGCGGTTTGGGCTTCTTTTGGGAGTAAGGATTCTGCGTGAACTTTTCTTATGTCTTGAGCTATCTGATAGGCTCCCTTCATATCGCCGGTCAGCAATGTCTTTGTGGCATAACCAACCATTGCAAGTTCTTGAGCAAATTGATTAAATGCTTCAATAATTGGATTTATAAACGCGGCCAGAGTTCCGAATGCGATCATGAATGTATTTTGAAATGTTTTAAGGGAATCGGATGCAGCCGATAGCTGAGCAATCGTTTCGTCAGACCAGATTCCGATCGCATTGCCCTGCTCCAAGATAGCGTTTGATCCTTGGTTCATTACTTTAATCAGATCGGTTTGAGCTTTACCAAGAAGTTCATTAACAATAATAAACTGACGACCTTCGTTTGCTCCGCTGGCAAAGCTATCGGATATCCTTAAAAAGATATCTTCTGCCCCCATTGTCTTTAAATCATCAATCGTGATTCCGACCTCTTTAAATGTATTAATTAGGCCGTCATCCCCGGCGATTGCCTTCTGCTGTGCGAGGGAAAGTTTGTTCAGTCCGGCCGACACTGCCTCAACTCCGCTGCCAAAGACTGACGCAGCGTTTCCAAGTAGTTGCAATTTGCTGGCTGATACGCCGAACTTTTCAGCGATGTCCTGAAGCTGATCGCCTTTCTCAATGGCCATGGAAAACCCAGATATAATCTTATCAAAGGCAAAAGCACCGGCGACCATCGACCCAGCCGTTTTTGCGAATTGAGCGACAGAGGCTTCCGCCCTTTGCAATCCGCGATCAAACGAGGATGCGTCTAAGGCGAGTTTGGCTGTGGCGACTGCGTCCATTATAAGCCCGCTTTCTTTCGCTCGTAATTAGCGATGATGGACAAGCGTTTGATCATTTTTATGACCTGTATGTCAATGGATCTCTGAACGGTGGATTTACTAATTACATTCGATATCCAAGGGATTGTGTTTGTCATTGAAATGTAGGGCTTTGAAAATACGCCTGCTTTTGTGTGCGACCTGTCCTGCACGCGGCCGCCGCCAGTATGACGATAGACCCATTTTGGTATTCCTTTAAACCCGCCAAGAATCCCTGCACATACGGCCCAGCCTGACTTTGCGATACCCACGTTTCCGCGCTTCTCCTTAAAGTATTTAGCAAGATCACTTTCCTTAGTTACCACTTGGCGAACGTACTGATTTTTTGGGACTCGCTTGCTTTTGCCATACCGTGCGCTGGCATGTTTTGCCCCACGATCAAAGTCTCCGATTTCTGTATAAATATATGGCTTGTGATTAATTCTGCCAAGTAGCTCTCTGGCTTTGCCGTGGGTTTGCGCTGCCTTCTTGCCCTTACCGAATGTTTTGCCAAGCATTAAAGCAGCCAAAGCAGCGGCTGCTTGTTTTGCGTTTTGCGTTTTTGTTTTACCTCTTGGCAATGGAAGGCTCGCAATTTCACGCACTGCTGTGGGGCCAGACTTATAAACGCGATCAATATCCGTAGTTACTGCTTTTTCTCCCAACGCTTTTGCCCTGGCATTAAGCCCAAAAGGTTGCGTGGAATTTGCTAGGCTTACGCAAAGCATCCGAGCCTGAATCCGCATCTCCTTGGCAGCCTCAAGTTTTGTGCTTCCGACAAAGGCGTTCAGTGCCTTTTGAAGTTTAGCAGGATTAACGGTAAGGCTGGCGCTCATAGTCCTAACGCTTTCTCCATGTCACGAAGTTCAGATCCAGAAAGATCCGCTGGGCGCCTCAGCTTTGTGCCGTTCATATACATAAAAACGTGAGCTGCTTGGTTTACAAGAATCAAAGGCACTTCCCACAATATTGTTTCCAGTGCCCAACCTGTTTCTTTTGCCAGGATAAACACGCTCGAAGCGGTCGCCCCTGGCGTTACTCGTTTCCCGGCGGTTGTGGTACTCCGCTAGGGATTACGTTCACTCTGGCCTTATTGGCCTCGTTTAGAATCGATGTGACCAGCAAGCTGGCCTCGTCGCGATCCTGATCTGTGATCTTTTCAGACCATTCCATCACACGCTCACGGAATGCGTCTTTATCCCAAGCCAGCTTAATGGCTGACTTCCTGTTTTTCGCCAGCATAATGTGCATGAGAATAAATCCGTAGACGAAAAAGATTGGACTATCCGCCGCATCTCTAATCTGCAAAACCAGCAAGCGGCTGCCCTCCGTATAAGGCGCCAGCTTTTCTTTTTTGAAATAGCGATCTGGCGCAACAAATGCGTCGTCTAATTCCTGCAACAGATTCTCTTCGCTCATAGTTTTTTTAATAACGCTCGCTTCAATTCTGGGCTGGCCCGCTGACTGACTAGTAAGGTTTGCCCGCCGCGTTGAATAGAGATTATCGGTTCTGCTCGCTTCATTAGACCCAGAAGCGTCTCGCGATTTTCCAGTGCTGCCCGCACGTAACGAATGGGTGATTCCTCATCAGATTTCATATCCGCCCAGGTTCGTTCCATTTCAGCCTTTGCCTCTTCCCCGCCCGATATGGTAAACCAGAACGTAAACTGCCTTTGGCCTGTGTCCTCTTTAATGATGCAAGTGACAGGATCCATTTGCCGTAGCTTTGCGCCAAAGGCGGAAGCGGCCGCTGCTACTTTTATATTTGTCGTTCCCCAAAAGCTATCAACCATTTAGGATCTCATAAACCCGCCGGAGCGGGTTAGCTCATGTTAGGGAATCGAGTCGCCGATACGTCCACTGTTACAAATCCGTCAGACGCTTTGTTGACGGTAACGCTGTCCACGATGATTTTGCCGCCTGTGCTGGTAGCGTTAGCAAGCGTGGTTAAAACAGCGCCTGCGGTTGTCGCGTAGGAGCCAGTGATAGTCGTGGAAAATGCGAATGTATCGGTGGGATTATACATAGCTGCACCGACTACTTCGCCGCTTTGATTGCGAACTTCTGCACGCTCTACATTGCGTGTCTCTGTGAAGGATTGAACTAGGCCGCCAGTTTCAGCGGTGATACCAAAAACAAGTCCAAAAGTTCCGACGGTTGTGGCTGCCATATTGCCTTAAATTTTGTGTCAACTCGCGACTGAGTTGGGGTAGGCAATCACTGCCAGCTTGTAGGTGCGACGCATTGTTCGCTCTTCATCGTCGGCCTCTGGCTCAACTGATTCTAGTTTTGCGTTGTAACAGCGGGCAGTCCCAATGGCCGTTGTAGCGTTTAATCGTGTAGCCAGCGGGCTGGAATCATAAAAAGCCTGTAGCACTTTAGAGCATTTTTGAGTGTGGGCATCCACGGTTGTATCGTCATAAGAATCATCCACCACAATTTCAACCGGCACGCTGAACACGCCAGATCCCTGCACCGGCTCTTCCGTTCCTAGCGTGGCTTTAATGACGATCGAGGGCGGCATGTTTTCCGTCTTATCATGAGACAAGTGGTAGGTCGGCCCGGTGACGGTTACTGATAGAAGCTCTTTAAAAGCAGCTTCAATCAAACGATCAAGCATGGTGACGGCGGGCATATTCTAAACTCCTCTTGTCACCAGATCGGGCGAATGGACGGATCAAACGTGACCATGGTTTTACATCCAGCGCCACCATGCGGAAATGTTGGGGTGTAGTGGTATCGCTTGACGCAATCAGGCCAAGTCATCGTGGCCTTTCCTCTGGCTGCCTTCGGCGTATCCACGGATCGATCGTTATCCTCAATAATAAAGGTGCAGGGTAAATTTGCCCCAGCCACGTAGTTCACGGCCTCATAAAAATGGCCCTCATCCTCAGCTCCATCGCCCAAGAAGCACCACACTTTTGCCGAGCTTCCCTGCTCTTTTAATGTGTGCGCCACTCCGGCCGCTATCCCGCAAGTGCCAGCCAACACGCTTGACGTATAGAAATTGAGTTTACGGTCAAAGACAAACATGGAGCGACCCTCTCTAATTATCTGCTCGAGCACGTCAGGATCTCCGCCGGCGAGCAGATAGTGATAGTGGGATCTATGGCTTGAGAAGATCCAATCGCCTGGCTTAATGTCTTTAAATATCTCGATGAGCTGATCTTCATTCCCTCCACATAGGTGGATCAGATATGGCAGCTTGCCCTGTTCAAATAGCGCCTTAATGCGCAATTCAAAATCAATCAGATCCTGCTTGTTCATACAAAGGCGTCGTGACTATCGGTGGCCAGCTTTTCAAACAGCGCCACCTTGGCGTGATTGGCACATTCATGCAGGCAACTAACGCCGGGGTTAAAGTTCTTGTGCCATGCTTTCGCCTCTTCTCCGAACCATGCTTGGCTAAATGATTGATCCTTTATGGAAGCGATCCGGCCGTGATTGCTGTATGCGGTATTGTGGCATGCGTAGACATTAAGATCCGCACCTACCACGCAAACGGCCTGAGCATAGAGACAGCGATGGAATGGCCGAACGGGCGACTTGCTTGGACTATCCAGATCGTAGGTCGTGTTAATGGTAAAATCTGAGTCGCAAAAGGATTGGCATTCTCCCAGTTGCTTGCGCACCGTGGTTGCAATCGTGTTGTGATATTCTTTAAAGTTCTGAACGTACACGGGAGAAAAGCGGACATTGCTTACGCCTGAATCTTTTAGCTGTTTAGCGAAAGGAACCAGCCCCTCGTAATTGTAGCGGGTAATTATAAAGTTAATCCCAAGATCGCAGCTCTCCGTTTTCGTGTTAGAAAAGTTTTTAATATTCTGCATCACGGAATCAAACGATCTGTCGGGCACGTTACGGCTAGACGCCATCTGCTCTGCGCTTGTGTAGTCCATCGAAATCCTGACCCACTTTGCCTTGCCCAATACTTCCGCCCTTTCCCCCGCAAGCAGTTGGCCGTTGGTAATAATGGATAGATCTAATCCAGACGAGACTGTCTTAGTCATAATCTCGACAATGTCTTTATGCAGCAAAGGCTCTCCGCCACCGCTAAAAGTGACGGCCTTTGTTCCCATACTTGAAAGATCTTCTATGAGTTCAAGTGCCTTATCTCGCGGCATGACGTCCCTCTCGTTCATGCTGGTGTGCATGCCAGCCTGTAGGTGCAAGTCAGGCCGATCCTTAGGACGAGTTGTGCCGTCAGAATAGACGCAGAAACGGCAGGCGTGGTTACAGATATTCGTCGGCTTAATTCGTACGTAGATGGGTGCGGTGATAATATCATCGCGAAAGCTGGCGATCTTATCCGGGAACGAAAAGATTTTGAGGTCGCTGTACTTGTTCTGCTTCACCACTTATCCTTTCGCTCGACCAGCGTAGTGGATGTCCCAGCGCTCAGTCTGTGCAGTGCGTTTTGATATTCGCTCACTACGCTCTCCTTCTTTAGTTCGACGATTGGGAAATCGATCATCTTCCTAAGAGCTTCGGTGAAGTCCTGCGTATGGGTTGGCCCCGTGTAGAGGGGTTTGCTTTTATTGCCTATGACTACCCGCAAGATGGCGGCAGGCTTGAATTGATTGCAGCTAATATGCTGGGCTGCGCCTAGGTGATTCACGATAGCATCCAGTGCATTGAGAATAAAATCCATCCGCTCAATAAAGACGACGGGTTTTAGCCCGGCCAAACTCAGGCCCGTGGCTAGTCCTACCATCAGATTTTCAGCGACCGGCGTTTCGATCAGTTGTGAATCCGCAACATTATTAAGCGTGCCTGCTGCCCGGCCGCCTATCTTTACCCCGTAGCCTATGAACCTAACGGCTGGATCGGCCGCCAATAAATCCATCGCCTGCGTCAGCTCCCTCTTCACAGCAACCCCTCCTCTTCAAGAATATGCAGGGCGTGAAATGCGCTTCTGGCCATCTGACCGCGTTCGGTAAAAATCACTGTCTCGGTATCTGCACACAGCAAGTGGAAGGCATTTTTGTTATGAACGTTTAGGCACGGCCAGCTCGGCCCGGTGGATGTTCCGATGACGGCTTTGGCCTTTGCAGCCGTCGCCCCGATCCAAGTCACATTCTTGTTATCAAATGCCGGGCATAATCCAGTAGCGACTGTGCTAATTACGCGATGACCCTTGCTAACTAGCTTAGATATTAGGTTTCGAAAATCGTCGGAGTTAAAGTTTGTAAATTGTCCAGAAAGCCCTGGCGAATTTATCACGACAATGTCGCAGTCTGGCGCCATCGGAATAAAAGAATCTAGGGCTGGATAGTCAAACAGAAGATCGTCGACTTTCCGAATTGGATTCTTTACGCACATCCTGCTGGCCAGTTCCTCAAACCAGCATAGATGAAATTTGGCGAAGTTTAATTTGTCGGGGTGACGCTCCCAATATCCGCCTGCATTCCGCCATGAATCAATACTATCGGCAGGTGCTTGATCGATTGGCCTAATGTGTAGGCGTAAAGACATATCGCTTCGCAAGGCATCAATTTCCTCAAACCTGCACAGCTCTGGGTTGTGGTAGTGAGTTATCTCAAGATCTGGATTTTGCAGGCATAGCCGACGCAGAAAATTTAACTGCACTAGGTTGTCTCCTAGACGCAGTGCATTGTGCGTGTGAATCACGGGTTGCGTTCCTTAAATATCTTTTCGCCCAGCTCGTAGTTCTCCTTGGCGTTGTGGCGCTTAAATTCCGCGTCCTGTGCTGCACCCGTGAAGAGAGGATTGTTGTGCGTAAAAACAACGTCCTTTGCGTCGATGATTACGCCGTCCCTTGCACCGCGTAAGCTGTACTCGTTATCGCTGAAAATGCCAGAGCATGCGTCGTACTCAGGCGCAAACAGAGTGCCCTGCTGTTTCAGCCTGGCCTTTGTTAAAATTGCTAGGCAAAGCAGATCGTCTTTGCGATGGCCGTCGGATACGGCAAGGATTGACGGCTTACTTAAATCGCCAAGCCGTTGCGTGATGATTGTATCCCAATGCAACGGAGGATCCCAATCATCAGAGCCTTGAATGATAATTTCACCACGAGCTACTTCGGCCGCTCTGTTCCATGCAGCAACGCATCCACCCTTGCCTTTAACGATTCCCCAATTTTTCAGCATGTCGGCTTTAGGGTCGTCATCGTCGACTGAGTAGATCCACTCGACTGACGCTGGATCTGCCGCCTTTTTCATCCACAAGATGCGGGCGTTGATGGCCTCTTGGGGGCGGCCTCGCGTGGCGTGGCAGATGGTAATCTTTACGGGCTTCTGCGCCCGCCACATGTTCTCAATCTTTTCTGCCTCGGCCGTATCGCCCACGGCTTTGCAGGCCGCTAGGTATAGATCGATGCATTCAAAGTCGTAGACGGTGCGCTGGGCGTTCCAGATCTTCACGCCCGGATCGGGCTGAACCATAGCCGATTTTAGCAAGTGATAAGCCTGCAACCAGGCACCCACGCTCGCCTCTTCTCTGGCTAGAAAGTAAATCGCCTCTCTGCGCCCGGGGTTCATCTGATGTGCCTTTTGGTATAGGCCGATCCTAACGGTGCGATCCTGCGTAGCCGTGGCCTGATTGCAGGCGGCTTCGTAAGCCAGCGTTGCCTCTTGTCCCGGCCAGACGGCCGCTACGTGTGACCAAGGCTCTGATTCCGTCCTGCGATTGCCTAAGAAAAGTTCCTGCTGATAGTAGTACGCATACTTGCCTGCTTCGCTTAACTGGCCCTGAAGGATGCGGAGATTCCGATCGGCGCTGTTTGGTTTATATCCGCCTGGGTGATGCTCTACCCATACCGCCTGCTCGCCCACAGATTCTAGCCCAGCATTGGGCAACAGCGCCTCATGCACGGCATAATGCCACCTACCAGACCATGCGCCGTCTATACGCCTCACCATGCGCTCACGTACTGGCTTTAATTTGGCGTTTATAACGTCATAGACCCCTGCATAGATGCCGAGCTTGGGATTCTGCTCAAACGCTTCCACGCCCCTTTTAAGAGCGTTTTTGAGGTCTTTATGTGGCAAGTCATCGCAATCCACCCAAACCGCATAGTCTCCGGTGCATGCATCCAGTGCGGTGTTGCGGGCGGCGGCAAAGTTATCGACGTGGGGCCAGCTCGCCCCTGCGGGTGCATTTTTATATTCAACTATCTTTGCCCCTGACTTTTCAGCGATCGCCCGCGTGCCGTCATCGGGTCGGCCGCCTTGGGCAATGCAGACGACCAGCTCGTCGCAGTATGGCTTAAAGGCGGTAAGGCAACGGTCGATAAATTGGGCCTCGTGCCCGGCGATTGCGTAGATTGATATTTTAGGATTTCGAGTGGCCATTCTAAACCTCTCGCAACCCGAGCACGTAACTGCCGATAGAAGTATCAATCGAGGCCACCCGATAGCTGACTGAGTTGGCCAGCAAGATAGATCCGATGGTGGGCGCCGATGAGATGGCGCTCACGTCGATGGTAAAGGTGGAGTTTAGATCCAGATCAAAGCCGCCCAGCTCCACGCTTTCTTTGCGGGTGATCGTCGAAAGGATACCAGTGACGCCAGTAGAACCAATGGTGGCCGCTGTGCCAGTTTGAGTATAAAGAGCGGCTAGACTTTCTTTTAACGCTTCTGTGAATTCAGACATGAGAGGATTTCTTAAAGTGGAAAGGGCGGTGAGCCGATTGGCCCACCGCCCTCCCCGAGTGAATTAGCTACCGTTGATACGTACGAGGCTGTTCGGCTCTCCCGCTTTTACGCCGTAAATCAAGGCGTAGGTGCGTTGGAGCTGGCCCTTAACAACGTCGTAGTTCTCACGAACCATGACGGACAGGCCGGTACGGGGTTCCGTTACCACGCTGATGTCTCCGGGGATCGGAACGCCAGTGGGGACTTCAGGAACGCGAGCCGCAATCAACAAGGCTTCCTGCTGGGCGAAGAATCCGCCGAGCGTGATGCTGTTGGTGGGCACTGCGCTGTACTGGTTAATGTTGAATCCAGCCACGTTGCCGATCCCAGCCGTGCGAACGAGGTCGCCTGAGATCTGAGGATTGGCCACGACGGTCGTATCATTCAAGAGCGCGCCGTAGAAGCTGGGGTTAAGAACTGCGTACCGGCCGTTGACCGGGGCGTTGTTGTTGTTGAGGGTGATTCCGGCCGACACTACCGAGCGGTAGGAGAAGGCGCTGGAAGCAACCGTCAACGCGCTGGTGAAGGTGGAGGAAGTTACGAGAGCCAACAGATCCCCAACCATTTGCAACCCGAGGGCGTGCGCGGCTGCGCCGGCGAAACGCTCAATCAGGTTGATGTTGGAGCTGGTGCGCTCTTGATCGTCCACAGAGTACGAAACGTGCTTGAACTTGTTGAGGGTGATCTGCACATCCGTCTGGGTTGTTGCAGTCGCTACGTAGCCGTTCGCCTGCGAGTAGTCCTGGGCGGTCGTCGCAGAGATACGGTGGGTGTAGATCGATGCGTTGTATTTTGCCGCTTCGCTGCTGAAATCCGTGACGGAGTTTCTGAGGAAGCTGTAATCTGCCACGAGGATCTCAAGAGCCCTCTGAGCGATTACATTGGCATTCGTTGTTCCGATTGTGTTGGCCATTGTAGTGTTCTCCTAGTGGACTGGATTACAGTCCGAGTTTGCGGAGCAGTTCCGACCGACGGGCCGGATTTTTTTCCGCGTTGAATTGATTGAGGATTTCTGCCCGGCCGAGCGGTTGGCTCGATTCAGCGGGAACCGCCACTGCGCCAGCAGCGTCGGCCTTGGCTTTTTCCAAAGTGGTCACGGCCTTCTCATCGGCCTTTTCTTCAACCTTTGCGCTCATCTCTTTTTTCGCCATATCTTCAGCGGGCATTTCAGGAGCTTCGGTCACGTCCTGAGTTGCGTCCGCTTTCATTAGAGCGAGCAGTTCCGCAAGCATCCCAGCGATATCGGTCAAAGTAGGTTCGGCCATTTTTTCCGCAGGCTTGTCGGCAGGCATTTCAGCCAGTTCGGCTTTCGGTGCTTCGACAACTGCGGGAGTTTCAACGGCAGGAGTTTCTGGTGCGGTAGCTGTCACAATGGCAGGCTCGCTCAGCTCTTTTTTGACTTCGACAGGTGCTTCGTTCATTTGAAGTTTTTTCATGTCAACTGCTGTGAATGCTGAAAACATCCCTGCTGGGTTGGCGGCCGGTGTGCTAACTACGCTGATATCGTAGATTTCAGTTACCCTGGCGAAACGATCGCCCGCTACTTGTTCGGGCACTCCGCTAAAAGTAAGAGATAGGCCAAATCCTTCAGGCAATACGTTTGCTAAGTGCTGTACAAATTGCGCCTCGTTCGTGTTAAACAGAGTGAGGTCGCCCATAAGTCGATCGCCTTCAATCTTAAATCCGTCAATATACCCTAAGATTCCAGAGACTTCCGCCCCGTGACCCATGGTCACTTTAATGCGCTTCATGGACAGAGCCACAGCCAGCGCTTGTTCGAGTGAAGTTTGATCGATCAGTAGGTTGTGGCCTTTGGCCTCGCCTACCGTTAAAATGGATACGTTAGAAAGTTTGTTGGCCATGCTGGCCAACGGGTGTCAAATCAGTTTCGCGTAAATACTGGACTTGGAAAAATGGGGGCGTGTTGGACGGGTTGCCCAGGCTCAGGAGGCGTGTGCATATCGCGGATTGCCATGTTAATCGCTACGGCCAAGCCTTCAGCATCTTCTATTTTTTTCATGTATAGCATCTGATTATTTAGGCCACCGAACTTCAGCTCAACGTATGGGCGTTCATATTTTGGCAATGTTTTCCATAAGATTGCAGCAGAAGCCAAAAAGATAGTACCGCCAAGAATCGGGCTATTTGTGGAGATGCAAGATATCCCAAACAATAACCCGAACACCGAAAGAATAATCCACATCAAACACGCAAGCCGCCCGGCCTTATCCTTACCATGTGCAGTTCCTACAATGCCGGCCAAGTTGTATGTTTGATTATATGGCGCACCAACCGAAATCACTCTTCCACTTAAGCTGATAATTCCGTCATCATAATAAACCATTGAAGAATCTGACGAATTATTTGCCACGCCATAAGCGTATGGCTGACCCTACCGCACACAACTATTTTTTCTTAATAGTCTTTGGCTTTTTGTCTTTTAATCCGACAGCCTTTGCCACCATATCCAGCTCCTTTGAGGAAAGATTGAAGTCTGGATCGTCCCTCATTGTAAAGGATTGCGACAATACTTCCTTAACGATTTCTTTAGGTTTAGCTGACAGCTCCGCATCTGGCCCAGCGTTCGGATCTTTTTCTGGATTAACTGGCGTGGGTTCGTCGATTGCGGGTGCTTCTTTAACTACTTCTACCGGGGCCGCCACGTCGGTCTGTGGTGCAACTGTTCCAATCGATGCTACAAACTCACGCTCTTTAGCAATCTGCCTGACCTGCTCTTCCCAGTCTTGGCCTAACTCACCAAAGTAATCCTGCAAGCTGGATAGGCCCGCCTTATAGTCCTCGCGTGCCTGCATTGCTTCGCGCCCTGCGTCCACGGTCAGCGACTTCGGAGTCTGCCACGTAACCTTTGCGTAGTCCTCCACGGCCGGTAGGTCGCCGTTGGCGATTGCACCGCCGATGAAGTAGCGCCATGCCCGATTGCAGAATCTATCGATGAGCAGGCGTTGCCTCTGCTCAAATCTGCGCTGAGCTTTTGCTACAATAAAACGCATCCCTGCCCCGCCGACGCTGGCTGGGTCGTAAACAAATTCAACGGGCAAGCCGAGTCCCATCGCCACGTCACGAATTAGGAACTTGGCAAACGGCTCAAAGCCTGCGTGGGGCCGATTAGGCCCAATCATCTCAATTTTTTCGCCAGGTGAAAGGCGCGGGATGGTGGCAGAGCTTGTGATCTCCTCGCGGGCGATGGTGCTTTCGCCGCTGTCTTGTGCCTGCACGGTTCCAAAAAATCCACCCTGCCCAGCCAGCTCGTCGCCTTCGGCCGTTGTGATAACCGCTGCGATCGATCCCTGCAATTTCAATGCGTCCTTTTCAAACTCGCCGAGCATTTTTAAATCACGGACGTGGTTTAATGCGCGAGCTAGTGAAGAGCCGCCACGGATTTGATCTGGCCGTTCCAGCTCCATCAAATGAATAACGGTATCTGCGCCCAGCTTGCGATATAACTCGCCCGTCTGAACTAAGTATCCAGTAGGCTCGCCGAGCTTGCCGAGAAACACGCCGTCAGAAGTTCCGTAGTCGTCGCCCTCACAAACGCGGTGACCTTCGACAATTTGTAGCTTTCCCTTTTCCGTCATAATGACAAATACGTCGCCGTCCACGTCGATCGATCGCGATAGCGCCAGCAGCATATCCGTCCACGTCATGCGCCCGGTGACTTCGGGCGATGGCACAACCACGTCACGCCAGTATTCCTCGCACAGTCTGCCGAAATCTTGATCTGCCCCGCGATACTGCGGCCGGAGTCCTGGGCCGATTGAATAGGTAGCAATGGAATCCACCGCGCCTTTGATCAGCCCGACGTTGCGGTACATGTGCCGGGCAAGTTTGAGCAGTTCAACCCGTGTCGCTTCGTTAAGATCCAGCCGTGAATCGCGGGCATGCGCCCCATAGATGACAGGACGCTTACGAGAAAAGCCTGCGCCTTCGTAGGGTTGGAACGTACTGATGCCTGCACCGAATCCAGCTCCGAACGCCTTGATGCCTGCGCCCATCCGAGCCACGAGTGAAAGTTTTTGTGCCATAATCAGCTATCCAGAATGTAAGAAAATGAGGCGCTGGTGCGTGTGACTTGTACGCCGTTTAGGTAATCGATTGCGGCCTGAAATAGTTCAACCCGTTCGGTAGGTTTAAGATCAATCTGGAAGCTGGCCGACTGCCCTCCCGCTGAAGATCCAACCAGTGCACGGCCTGATGCTGCGCCCGTCATTGCCGCGTTGCGGTCAGTGGCAAGGTTGGTCAGGGCGCTTGCGGTAACCCCAGAGGCTTGTGCCAGGTAGTTCGTCGCAACTGCCCGCGTGAGTCTGCGGGAAATAGCCATCACGACGCCACGGGTGTCAACGATTCCTCGTCCAGTGAAGCGGTTGGCCTAATGACTTTTCCGTACACGGCAAAGCCAGCCAAGTATGTTTCACAATCGTACAAGTGATCCTGCCTGCTTTTAATCCGTATCCATTCGTAATGATCGCGCCCTGTCTTGCGGTTAATCCGATGCACCTTTTTGTGGCTGCTCATGTGCTCGCGGTAGTCAGGGCTTACGTCATGGGCAATTTCCCAACGCGGCCCCTGCCCTCGTCGTAACCATGCCAGCAGATCCTGACAGGCTGGCGAACTGAGTAGCAGAAGCATGCAGCCCGCGTCAGTGGGTTGTTCAGCGGAATGCACCGATTTCACCCGACCTCGCGGCGTTTCAATCCAGTAGGCAGGACGCTCTTCGCCCTTTAATGCAGTCCACTTATAGCGGGCGCAGATTCGGTAGGAGTCCTGAGTCTCGTATCCGCTATCCATTGCCGTGTGCTTTGGTGGCACACCCAATGCGTGCAAGTGTTGCGCCACGTCCTCGATCGTTCTTGCTCGGCCTTCATCGATTAGCCTGCTCGTTCCATCCCTGGCAAACGCCCTTACTACAAACCAATACTCGTCGATCTGTCTGTCTATGGCCGCCAGTTTAATATGTTCCGTTTCCCAATCCTGCTTTTTCGCAAATGCGCCGGCG